GGAGCTTGTGCATGGCCTCCGAGGACAGATGCTCGACGACCTCCGTGCAGGTCGCCACGGTGACGTCCAGGCCCGCCAGGCGCAGATCTTTCTGTTCCAGATCGGTGGCCTGGACGTTGTGCCCCTTCCTGGCAGCCGCCTGGAGCGCAACCTGGCTGTGATCGACCACCAGGGTGTCCCATTCGGCGTCCTTGAACAGGTCGGCGAGCGCGCCGATTCCGCCCCCCACGTCAACGGCCAGTCGGCCGTGACCGTTCTTCGGCCGGTACTTCTCGGCCAGCTCGAGGATCCTGGCCTGCATCTCGGCCTGGGCCTCGGCCCGCCAAGGGGCGATCTGCTCCTTCTCCCAGAGCCCATCCCAGTTCTGGGGGGCATTCGCTTCCTGAGCCTGCACCTGAGCCTCCATGGTTTACCTACGGCCTGCACATCGCCAGCGACTGGAACGCCGAAACGCCGGCTGAGTAGGTCCAGAACTCGAACGCCTCCACCGGCTCGTTGAACACCGCCGCGGCAGCAATGGTGATCCCCGCTCCGGCCGCGGCTTCGGCGGCCGTGAACTCCGTGAACGACAGGATGATCGCCTCCGATGCGTGGACGTTCTTGAACCAGAACCTGACCGTCTTCCCGGCGGTGATCGGCCAATGCTCGACCGTCGCCACCTTCGTCGCGCCGTTGATATGCTGGGGTCGCCCCCCGCGGATGAACTGGCTCATGGGGATCCCCCTGCGCTAGCTCGCCAGCGGCATGCCGTCGATCACGCCGACGACCAGGATGTCGATGGCCTCCGCGCCGAGGCCCGTGAGGGTGAACCCCGTGGTGAGCTTGGACCCCGCGTACTTCGCGGCCGGAGTCGCCGAGTAGCCCAGGAAAACCTGGTAGCTGGCGTCCGCCATGTCCTTGCACGCCACGCCGTTGCGGTACGTGGTTGCGAAGGTCACGGTGTCCGTGCCCGATCCGCCTCCGGTGACCGTGAACGCCTGGACGCCCATGCCGGGGTTGGGGGTGCCGACCAGGTAGTCGATCCCGCGCGTCTTCAGGTGACGCAGCAGGTCTCCTGCTTTTTTGAAAAACATTTCCGCTCCTTAGCCCTCGTAGTTGACGATGGCGTAGTAGATCGATTGCTTCTTCCGCCGGTCTTTCACCGGCACGTCCATGCGGTCTGCGATGGCTAGCAGCTCCTCGCGGGACATCGACATGGAGATCTTGATCTCCTCCGGGGCCTCTTCCTCTGGGAGCGGACCCATCTCTTCCTCGGGCGCATCCATCTGCGGGTCTCCCGCGAACATCTCCAGGCCCGACTCCGGGTCCGACAGATCCTGCACCTCGATCTCCGGCGGAGCCGACTTCGCGATCTCCTCCTCCTCGAGGATCGCCGCCAACTCGCGCAGGTCCAGCGGGGTGAGCTTCAGGTTCTTGGCGACGTCGAGAAACTCCTTTTTCGACGCGGGGAGCCTGACGACTTTCTCCGGCAGCTCCACCTGGCCGACGGCCATGAAGCCGCAGACCGTCAGGGTTTCCACGTCCTCGGGTTGCACGTTGACCGTTCCCTCGGCGTCGACGAAGTACCGCCTGTTGCCCACGGCAAGCGGCTCCTTCCGGATCTCCCCGTGCCGCATTTCGACCATGATCATTCTGAGCCTCCAATCTCACGAAAGGCCCGCCGCCATCTAAATCAGGACAGCGGCGGGCCGGGGATCACTTCACGATCAGACGTCGTAGGACGGCGTCCGGTCCGCTCGACCCACGTTGAAGTAGATCAGCGACTTGTTCGGGGTGTGGATCACGAGGTTGCCGAAGAGCAACAGCATGAAGCGGTAGCTCGCGTCGACCAGGCCGAGGCGGATCTTCATGAAGCGCAGCAACCTGTTGAAAACGTTGAACTCGCGGTTCTGCTGGATCAGGTAGCAGCGACCCGTGCCCGGCAGGTAGGCGTTCGTGTCGGTGATCACCGTGACGCCCGAGGAGTCACGCGCGACGGTGAATGCCTCCTTGCAGGTTCCCGCCGCGCCGTTCTTGGCGCTGCGGTAGACCTTGTAGGCGGTGGGCGCCGGCGTGCCGTCGGCGATCGAGAAGCTCACGCTCTGGCCCGTGGTAACGGCGATCGTCCCCGCCAGGCTGACCTCGGCGGACCGGCCGTGGGCGTTGATCGCGACGACCTTGTAGCGGTAGGTCCCCGCGTCGGCCGCGGTGAACTGCGAGCCCGAGCCGGCGGCGGCCAGGGCCACGCTCTCGACCGGCGTCCCCGGGCGCTTGGACAGGTCGCCAGCCGCTGCCAGCGGGATGTCGCCGAAGGTCACGAACACGTCCGGGCGCAGGGAGATCGGCCCGCGCTGCGTGTCGTAGACCTTGATCTGCATGCCGGCATGGCCGTTCGTCCAGCCCTGCGGATTGATGTTGTACCTCGCATTCGGCGCGATGTCGTCGACCAGGTCCGTGTCCACGCCCACCGGCATGTACAGGTCGGTCGCCTTGCCGAAGTTGGGGGAGTCGAAGATCAGGCCGGTGCCGTAGTTGACCTCCTCGCCGGTCATCGGGCGCCCGCGCAGGTCGCGCATGTTGGCGATCTGCTTGTCGTAGCCGTCGAAGCCCGACGGGACGTAGTCGGTGTTCGCGGTGAACAGGCTCTTCTCGAGCTGCTCCAGCGTCCACATGGTGCCGCCCAGGGTCTGGTGGGTCTCGGCGTTGTTGTGGGCCATGCGGACCAGGCTGCTCATGATCGAGTAGCGCCGGGTGCAGCCCATGCACTTGATGATCGAGTACAGGCGCTGCCACGTCGAGTCATCCTCGGCGGGGAGGTCTCCCTCGTTGTGGAAGAACCCGGCGCCCGAACCGTGCTGGCGCAACACGTTGTATTCGTTGACCGTGTTCGCGACTTCGGCCTTGAGGAGCTGCGGCCACAGCTGGAGGTGTTCCATGCGGAACGTCAGGTTGTAGAGCGTCCCGTCGAGCGACTCTGGGCGCAAGGGCGCTCCGGCGCCGGCCACTGCGCCGGCTCCGATCGGGTCCGTCACCTGCCCGGCGGTGAGCGCCTTGGACAGATCCTGAACCGCTTCGTCGGCCCAGGGGCCGGTCGGCATCGGCGCGCCGAACTGCGAGAAGTCCATCATGCCGTTCATTTCGTGTCTCCTTTATCCTGCGTTCTTCTGGCTCAGGGGCGCGCCCCGGCTAGCTGTTGTTGAGAACCTTGCTGAGATCGTTGAACGTCGCGGGGTGCAGCTGGCCCGAGGACTCGAACTCCGCCGTTTCGTAGGCGATGTCCCGGCCCGAGGGCGACTTGCCATCCGCGCTCGCCCGCTGCATCGCGACCAGGCCGGAGACGATCTGGTCACGCGACCAGCCCGGAGATCCGCCCGTCACGGGGCTGCTCTTGTGGAGCGCCCGCGCCGCGGGGATGCCCACGCGCTGCTGCGGCGTCCGCTCGACGTGCTCCAGGCGCGCCGACAGGCTCTTGATCAGCTGCTGCTGCTCGAGGACGCTCTTCGCCAGGGCGCTGGAGATCCGGGCGTTCGCCGACTGGAAGCGCCGGACGTCGCCGAAGCTCTTGGACATCTTGTCGCCGAACTCGTCCATGGCGCCGGCGACGAACGCCGCGTGGCGGGCCAGGAACGCGGACACGTCGAACTCGTCGCTGACGTGCTGCGCCGAGATGTCCGGGTCTTCCATCGCGCGCTCGGTGAACGTGCGCTCGCTGTCGTCGGTCGACTTGGACAGGAGCCCGAGCAGCTCATCCTGCTCCTCCTCCGTGATCTCGCCCTTGGACAGCTTCTCGCCGAGGGTCGCCCGGCGGTCCAGCTCGGGCTCGGCGTCGGTGACGAGCCCCTCGGCGATGGCGATGGCCTTGATCAGGTCTTCCTCGGTCACGGACTTCTCCTCGTCCTCCTCCTCCTCCTCCTCCTCCTTGACCTCGTCTTCGTCCATGCCGTCGTCCTTGTCGGCGTCCTTGCTCTTGCCGATCGGCTCCTGCTGCCCGCCGTCGGCCTTCGCCTGGTCGGCCGGCTTGGCCATCTCTGCGGGCCCCTCGGACTTTTCCAGGGAGGGGGCGGGATCGCCTCCGCCCAAGAGGGCGTCCGCGGCGGCCATGGTCGCGGCGTCGTCTTCCGACTGCGGCTTGATCGCCGGGTTGCTCTTGCTCATGCTTTTCTCCTCAACGCGAGCGCCGCGATGCGCTCGGCCACGGTTTCGCCATAGCCACGGTGACGGAGCCACTCCACGGCCTCGGCTTTGTTCATTTGCTTCTTCTTCTTTTTCTTGCACTTCTTCTTGAGCGGCTCGCGGCCTTCCAGAGCCTCTGGCCGCAGGGCTGTTGCGTCTCCGGCGGATGGCGAGTCGGGCTGCGTGATCGCCGTACCGGCCATGAGCGCCTTGGCAAGCGTCTCCATGCCGGTGTAGGGGTTGACCGGGCTGTTCGTAATCGCAACGTGGCGAACCTTCGCCTTGGCGATCACGCGGCCCTCCGGCCCCTCGCGCCGCAGGATCGACCCCTGGAGCGAGAATCCGAGCTGCCGCTTCCCGCCGTCCCCCTTCAGGGCCTGGGCGAGGCCCCAGAGTTGGTCAGCGGGCTCGAAGTTTTTTAGGAGCTTCCCCTCGACGTAGTGTCCGCGACGGCCGTCGGATGTGACCTTGGGCGTGACACTGAGCGGGTAGCCGAGGACGTCGGCGGTTTTCTTGCTGTGATTATCGTTGAAGTAGCCCGTCGAAAGGAACTCGGAGAAATCGAGACCGTCCTGTAGAACGACCTCCTTCTCGCGGTCCTCGTGTTCCGTCGTGACGAAGCCACGAATGAACCGTTCCCCGGCCTTCTCGAAGATCTCCAGGGGAACATGACAAAGGAACTCTGAGGGCTTGTCCGGCACGCTTGCCTCTCGTGCCGCTCCGCCTCTCAGTCGTAAGACCAGGCCCCAAAGCGGTGAAACTCTAGTTGTTCCCCATGCTACGGAACCGGGATCCCGAACGTCAAGAAAATCTCTTACCTATTCCCCGGGGGAGGTTTCCGCAGGATGACCTTCGGGAGTAGCCCCTCCCGCAGTTCCGGCCCCTCGAGTAGGTCGACTGGGACGTCCCCGCCGCAGTTCCCGCAGACCACGATCGCCTGGCCCTTGGATAGGGCGATCAACTTCGTGCGGATCTTTACCCGCCCGTCGTCGCCCATCTGGACCACTCTCCGCCGGCATGTTGGGCAGTGCGTCAATCCAGCAACCATGGGTCTCGGACGCGCAGAACCGCGCGAGCGTTCTTCTGGGCCTCGACGGCCCGCTCGCCCATGGCGTCGACGTTCCCGCGGTTCTTGACCCGCTCGAAGTCTCCGCGAATGGCCTCCACGGACTGGCGAGGCTTCTGCGGTGCCCTGGTGAACAGGTCTTCGCTGAAATCAAAGTCCTTCAGAGGGAAGACCTTGTAGCTCTTCTGCTTCCGCCTGGCGAACTCCTCGATCCGCTCCATGAGGTTGTGAGCGTCGAGTTGAATCCGCACCTCGCGGTTCAGCTTCTCGCCGTGGTGAACCATCCCGCCGCCGGAGACCGTCCGGCGATCGGCCGCCGGGTGCCAGTCGCGGTGCCCGCCGTAGCTCTTGTTGAGCTTGCCGCGGGCCGCGTCTCGAGCGAACTCCTCTGCGGTCATCTCGTCGACCGGCCCAAGGAACCGGGGATCGTCGTAGTGCGTGAGGTAGACGGTGATCGCCTCGGCGCGCGTTCTGTAGCCGATCATGATCTTCGTCTCGTCGTACTCGCGGAATTCGGGCGCCTTCTTTTGACGGATCAGAAAGACGGTCTCTGACCATGGGTTGGGCCCCAGGAAGACGTCGAGCCCCTCCCCGTCGGCTCCGATGGTGCCGCGGATGTAGCCGTAGTCGTCGAGCATCTTCGTCATGCCACGGCGCTGCTCTTGCGCGTCGTACCAGTGTCGCGTTTGGCCGGCGGCAGTCTCGATGGCGATTTTCAGCCCGCGCCAGGTGCAAGAGCCCTGGAGCTTGTGCTTGCCCTTCTCGAGCTTCTTGAGCTTGCGGTAGTAGTTCTTATCTTCGGTCAGGTGATCTTTCGCGATCTCCCGAGCGATGGCCCGATCGGTCGTGTGCTCCATCTCGACCTTGATCCCCGCGGCCAGATCGTCGGCGTCGAACTCATCGTCACCCTTCCCAGCTGCGAGCCCGCCGGGGATCTTGTCGGCCTTGTAGAGCGTGTCCACGATGGACTTTTCCCAGGGGTGAATCTTCTTGACTCCGATCGCCGCCCGGCCCGCGCTCGCAGGCGCTGGGATCATGCCCTCCATGACGAACTCGCGCGCTCGGATGAAAACGTCGAGCAGCGGCTTGTGCCGCTGCAACTTGGGGATCGCCATCAACGACTCGGACGCGGGAACCTGGCGCCCGGTGATCTCGTGTTGCAGTCCTAGACGCTGGAGTTTTGAAACGACCGACGAATCGAACTGGACCATGTGGTGAGCCAGCGTGCGGAGGGCGACCTCCTTGTCCTCCAGGCGAAGATCGAATCTCTCCGGGTGATGCTCCATGTAGAGCTGCCAGAGGTTGTCTGCGTCCTTCGGGTCGATGTCCTTCTTCCACCACGCCTGGACCGCTGGCCACTCGCTCGCGCGGACCGACGCTTCGCCGACGGACATCCCAAGGTCTCGCCTGGTCACAAGGTCGTGCCACGCCCGCGCCGCGCTTTCGGGCGTCGACGCCAGCTCCGCGGCCCGCTCCGGACTCACGCCGCCCTTGCCGGCGAAGTAGGCCACGGTCGCCACCTGGATCGCCCTGGGGGCCATCTCTTCCGGCCGCGCCCCGCCAAGGAAGTGAACCTTCGGGAACTCCCCGCCAGCGTAGATGCGCGCCAGGGCGGGCACGATCGCGTCCATCTGGAGGACCGCAGAGGCCGTCGGGAACCCGAGGATGATGCTCCCTCCGCCCTCGACCCCGCCAAACAGCCCCTTGATCCGCTCGTAGTCCTCCAGAATCTCTTCCGGGTTCCGCGCCTGAATCGGGACGATGACGTTCGTCCCCTTCTCCAGCATGGCCCAGATGCGCTCTGCGTACTGGGACCGCAGCTGGGCCGTTGCCACGGGGTCGGCGATCTTGTCCGGTGCGACCACGGTCAGCGTTCCTGGCTGCATGACTGCGGCCAGGCGTTCGTATCCGGAGATGATCTCGTCGAACGACCAGCCGGCGTCGAGGGCCTCGCTCTTGGCCCTGGCGGCCTGCGCCTTGGCCTGTAGCCCTTCGTCATGCGGAGCTGCGTCCGCCCTGGCCTGGGCCTTCTGTGCGTCCAGGCCAGCGTTGAACCGCCCATATTCGCCGCTGTCCACCATGAGCTTGAGCCCGGACGCGCTCGAGGGGACGGCGTAGCGGACCAGGCCGCGGTGAGTCTTCGGAACTTCATGGGCCGCAATTTGAACGCCGATGTTCCTTGACGCCAGCCCTGCGGACTCCCCGGTCGTCGGAACCATGACGGCCTTTTCCGTACCGGCCGAGACGTTGATGTAGGTCAGGCTCGTCGCCGCGGGAGTGTCCCTGGTCGTGCTCCACGGGCTCATGTTGCCCAGGCGCACGCGCTCGCCCTGCGGGAACCGCCCCGTGACGTCCTCGTAGTCGTACTCGTAGCCGCCTCCCGCCTTCCGCCGGCGCCGGCCGCCCTTGGTCCCATGCGGGATCGGCTCCCACCCGCCGCCGAACAGGCTGCGCTGCTCGGACTTCTCGATCTCGTCGATCCCGTGACGAATTGGGAATGGGTGCGAGCCCTTGAGCTTCCGCCC